TAAGAAAGGCGGTAAAGGAATATCTTGAAAGAGAAAGTGAAAAAAGAAAACCTTCCAAAGACTAATTGTAAAGATTGTCATGGACAGGGAAAGTTATTGAGGACTGCACCAATACCAAATGCTAATATTGGTTACAGAAAAAGAAATGGTGGTGAGCCAAAGAAGATGATAAGAATAGGTACTCCATGCCATTGCGTGAAACTTAGAAAAGTAAAGGAGAATTAATGGAAAATAATACCGATAAAGTATTCTCTCTAGAAGAAATTATGAGAGAAGGGGGATACAAAGATGAGCATCTTACTTTCTGCAATATGCTCCTAGAAGTTCTTGAATCAAGTGGGATGCATTTAGGACACACAACTATAGCAGAGTTACTTAACGTAGTTCACTACGCACACTTAATGACATTAGTGCATAATGAGATAATTGAAGTAGAGGACTTGGAGAACCCTGAGACTCCCACTGTTATGAGGTACTCAGCTACATTTGCAGAGAATATTATGAATACAGCAAGAGCTTACAAAAAGGAGAATAAATGACAAAAAAAGTTTTAATGAACATCATGGTGTGGGGTGAGAGTGGTACAGCCACTATGAATACTAATGGAGAGCTTATACATACCATGCGAGTGAGGAAGACTTATTACCTTTGGGGAATACCTTTTCTCAGAACAACTGACTATCTTAATGGAACACATGACGAACTAAAAGAAAGGAAAAGAACAGATGAACTTAGAGAATATAGAACCACTAGAGTTGGAGTTTCTACAGCATTCTAACTGGATAGAGAAGGAGTATAGTGAGGAAGCACTAGAGGATGCTCACCTAGCGTGGGAGTACCTAAAGAAACAGGATATCACATTGAGGAGTGTACTGACCACTCATTTACTTCTTATGAGAAGAATGGATAAATCTATAGCAGGAAAGATAAGAAATTGTGATGTCTGGATAGGTGGGGAGAAGAAAACATTTGTATCAGAAAAATTAATAAGTGATGATCTAGAAAGTTTATTCGATGCTATGGAGGCTTCTAAAAGATTATCAAACGAAAAGATGAAAATAGATTGTGCGGAAACTATGCACATAGATTTTGAAGACATACACCCATTTGTGGATGGGAATGGGAGAGTGGGTAGGTTGCTTCTTTCCAAACACCGTATGCTATTGGGATTGCCAATTAAAGTGATTTATGAACATGAGAAAGAAGAATACTACAAGTGGTTTAAATAAAAACTTCCTACTTTATCAAGAATTTACTTGACAAACGTGGTCGGATATGTTATAATGCATATATAGTATTTTTATTTTATAACATAGGAGACAGTATGGCAATTTGTAAAATTGATGGTTGTGGCAAACATGTGCATTCTAGAGAGTGGTGTTCAATGCATTATGCAAGATGGGCAAGTACAGGTGACCCATTAAAGACACCTACAGGGCGAGAACAAGGAAAAAGAAGAACTTGCACTATAGATGGTTGTGAGGGAAAATGGGAAGGGCATGGGTTTTGCGTAAAACACTATAAGCGATTCAGAAGATATGGTGATCCAAACATGGTGAAGTATGAAATAACAGGAAAATATCTGAATTCAGAAGGTTATGTGGTTATTTCAAATCCAAAACATGAATGGTTGACAAGAAAAGATGGGTCTATTCTAGAACATCGTCTTGTAATGCAGGAACACTTAGGAAGGAAGTTAACTTCTAAAGAAATTGTCCATCATAAAAATGGCAATAGGCAAGATAACAGATTGGTAAATTTAGAAGTGAAAAAGATTCATAAGCATCATGCGGGAAGTGATTATCACGAATGTCCTAAATGTGGGCATAAATATTAAGAAAGGAGAGTAATGAATATCTGCTTGATAGATGCTGATTCAAAAATCCCAAATCTAGCTTTGATGCGTTTATCTGCTTTTCACAAGACAAAAGGAAGTGAGGTGGCTTTGTATAAAGCAAATCTGCCTTACTTCCCTAACATGAGAAGGAAAAAATTCAAAGCCCCATCGGGTTATGATGCTTATTATTGTAGTTGTGTATTCAGTGGTACTAAGGAATTTATTGTGGGTGAAAACATACAATTTGGTGGTTCAGGTTGTGATTTAAAAAAGACGTTGCCACTAGAAGTAGAGAATTGTAAGCCTGATTATTCGTTGTATCCTGATAATGATTGTTCTTATGGATTCATTAGTAGAGGGTGTATAAGAAAATGTAGTTTTTGTTTTGTTCCTGAAAAAGAAGGGTCTCTCAGAGAAGTAGCTTCTATTAATGATATCATAGAACATAAAAAAGTAAAATTCTTAGACAATAATTTTTTAGCTCTTAAAAATCATAAAGCTATCCTAAAGGAACTGGTGGACAGACAGATTAAATGTCAATTCAATCAAGGACTAGATATTAGATTGGTTGATACTGAAAATAGTAAATTATTATCAGAATTAAACTATTTAGGAGATTATTTATTTTCGTTTGATTCTCTTGCTTATCTGCCTGTAATAAAACAGAAACTAGAACTTTTATCATGGAGAAAACCTTTCCAATTGAAGTTCTTTGTATATGTTTCTCCGAATATGTCTATTCATGAAACAGTACAGAGGATAGAATGGTTGAAAGAAAATGAGTTACTTCCTTATATAATGAGAGACCTCTCATGTTGGTGTTCTGTAAACAAAGAATTTTATATTGACATAGCTGCTTATTGTAATCAAGTAGGCATCTTTAAGAAATTAACATTCTCTCAATTTTTAAAAAAGAGAACAAAGAATCTTTTAAGAATTGAAAAAAGTGATTCACTTTATGCAAATAAAATTAAGGCTCCATCGTCTAATGGTCAGGACATCACGTTTTCAATGTGAGAACGAGGGATCGAAACCCTCTGGAGCTATTTATTAATGGGGTGTAGCCAAATGGGAAGGCGATAGGTTTTGATCCTATTATTGAGTGAGTTCGATCCTCACCACCCCTTCTTTTTGAAAGGAGAGTAAATGAACGAACTGCCTACAATGTATCAGAATTTTATTCACTTGAGTCGTTACTCAAGATGGTTAGATGAAAAAGGAAGAAGAGAAACATGGGAAGAGACTGTAACAAGATACATGGATTTTATGAAGTGGCATCTCGAAGAAAATTGTAGTTACAAGATGCCACAGACGGTTTATAAAGAGGTAAAGAGTTATATACTTGAACTTAAAGTTATGCCCTCTATGAGAGCAATGATGACAGCAGGAGAAGCGTTAAAGAGAGACAACATAGCTAATTACAATTGTAGCTTTCTTATTGCTGATAAGATTAGATGTTTCGATGAAATGCTTTACATACTCCTTTGTGGTGTGGGAGTGGGCTTCTCTGTTGAGAGACAGTTCATTACAAAGCTCCCAACTATGGCAGAAGAGTACCACCCTACCGATACTACAGTCGTAGTTGGAGATTCTAAAATGGGTTGGGCGAAAGCTTATAAAGAAGTGATCTCCCTCCTACTAGCAGGACAGGTTCCTCAATGGGATGTTAGTGGTATAAGACCTGCAGGAGCTAGATTGAAAACCTTTGGTGGTAGAGCTAGTGGTAGTGCACCATTAGTAGAATTATTTAATTTTACTGTGCAGACTTTCAAAGAAGCTAAAGGCAGAAAGTTAACAAGCTTTGAAGTCCACAAACTATTCTGTAAGATTGCTGACGTAGTTGTAGTTGGAGGGGTAAGGAGAGCAAGTCTTATTTCTTTAAGCAATTTATCTGATGATAGGATGAGACATGCTAAGTCAGGGCAATGGTGGGTTTCTAATCCTGAACTAGCCCTCTCTAATAATTCAGCATGTTATACAGAGAAACCAGATATGGGAATCTTTATGGAAGAATGGCAAGCTCTTTATAATTCCAAATCAGGTGAGAGAGGAATCTTTAATAGAGAGGCTGCTCTTAAAACTATTGCTGAACTAAATAAGAGAGCAGGTTTTGACAGAAGGAATAGTGAGTGGGAGTTCGGACTTAATCCTTGCTTCACTGGTGATATGAGATTACTTACTGATGCAGGTTACGCATCATTTAAAGAATTGTCTGATTACTGTTCTCCTGTTACAGAAGGTGAGGACTCAAAAACTGTTACTGTTATTAAACCTGATGGGAGTGAGTCGGAAGGAACAGTTTGGAGTAATGGGATTAAACAAGTTGTTGAAATTAGATTCAGAAACAGGGATAGTATAACTTGTACCAAAGATCATGTTTTCCAAACTGATATAGGTGACTGCAAAGCAAAATTTCTGAAAGATCATAGATTGGTTCCATATGTGGAAATGAAAGATGATTGGTATCACGATGGGTTCCTTGCAGGATTTGTGCAGGGTGATGGTTGCACTGGAAGACTGAATTCAAAAAGCCATAAAGGTCTAGAAGTGTGTTTCGGCAGAAATGATGGAGACATTGCTGAAATGTATGGGCAAAAGGTTGGGAAGTGGTATTCTAGAGAAGCTATGAGAGTGGCTAGAGAATGGGAATTAAGCCCAGAACCATTGCCTACTAGAGATCTTCCTGCTAATCAATGCACTTCATTCTTAGCAGGACTATTTTCTGCTAATGGATGTGTTATCAATGGTCACAGAGTTGCTTTCAAAACAACTAATAAGAATTTAGCTGTTGATCTAAAACAGGTTCTAAAAGTGGATTTTGATATTAATTCTTACATCACTGTTAATAAGAAAAAGAAAGTTAAATTTTCTAATGGTGAATATGTTTGCAAAGAGAGCTATGATCTGAACATCGGTACTTTTGAATCTATTCTGAAATTTGCTGAGAATATTTCCTTTGGTCAAGCGTACAAGAGAAAAAATCTAGCAAGCTTACTTAGGATTAAGTCTCCACAAGTTATGTCAGTGAAACCTATTGGCAAACAAGAAGTATTTGACTTTAACGAACCAGAGGGTCATTGGGGAGTTGTGGAAGGTGTTATAGCTCATAATTGTGGGGAAATTATTCTAAGACCAAAGAGTTTCTGTAATCTTTCTGAGGTGATAGTGAGGGCAGAGGATACTTTTGACACTCTGAAAGATAAAATTAGGATAGCTACAGTGCTTGGAACTTGGCAAGCTAGTCTTACTGACTTTAAATACATTTCTTCTAAGTGGGCTGAAAATTGTAGAGAGGAAGCTTTGCTTGGTGTGTCTATGACAGGTATCATGGATAATGAGATAACCAATGGTTCAGATTTGTATAGTGAAGAATATTTAATAACTTCATTGGGATTACTAAGAGAGCATGCCACAGAGGTAAACAAGGAGTGGGCTAAGAGAATACATATTAATCCTGCTGCTGCGATTACTTGTGTAAAACCTAGTGGCAACATATCTCAGTTATGTGATACAGCTTCTGGGATTCATGCTAGGCACTCTGAGTACTATATCAGATCGGTGAAGGTAAATCTTAACGATCCTATAGCTCAGTTTATGCTTGACAAAGGATTTCCTTACGAACCTGATATCAATAAACCAGAGACAGCCGTACTATTTAGATTCCCTATTAAAAGTCCAGAGGGGTCTATTACCAGAACACAAAAGACTGCAATAGAACAGCTAGAGCTTTGGATGATATACAAAGAGCATTACTGTGATCACAATCCATCTTGTACTATTAATGTGAAAGAGAAGGAGTGGCTAGATGTAGGTGCTTGGGTATATAAGAACTTTGATAACATTAGCGGTCTAGCGTTCTTACCATTCTCAGAACACTCTTACACACAAGCTCCATATCAGGAGTGTGCTAAAGAAGAGTATGATGGTTTAGCACTCGCTATGCCAAAAGGTATTAATTGGGATGATCTTAGTGAATTTGAATCTGGTGACATGACAACTGGTTCTCAGGAATTGGCATGCGTACCTTCTGGAAAAGATGGTCTCGGCTGTGAATTTTAATTTCACAAGTTCTGATTTTTTACTTGACAAATCTTGTAACAGTCAGGAATACTCTTAATGCTCTGATAGAAGAGTATGGTGAGGAAGGTTCTAGGATCAGTCTTGAAGGTGGTTGGGATTATCGGGAGAGTGTTCTTCATTACAAAAGATTAGAAACTGATAATGAACTTGATAGAAGAAAGAAATCTCTTGAAAAATCTAAGAAGTTGAAAATGAAGAAGGAAGAAGCAACAAAGAAGAAAGAATTGACAATGTTGAAGGACTTAAAAGAGAAATATGAAGGATTATGAGGATTGGTATTATGATTGGCAGAATGAAAGAGTGAAGTCTGTTGATGAGACTCTCAGAAGATTAGTTCTGCTCATAAGAGAAAAGGAAGATAATTATTCTAAACTGACTGAAAAGGAGGAGGATGCTTATGCAAGACGAGGAGATTCCGAAACACAAAAGGAAGAAGGGAAAGAAGCCTTTCAGGATTGAAGAGAGGTTAACTGAGAAAGGTGCTCAAAGACGAAGAGACAAAGAAGAGGAACGTATCCAGAAGGACATGAAGTGGTCTGACGGTTATACTAAGTACGAGACTTTGAAACATGCTCAACAGGCTTTAGAGGATATCGAGAGAAAGAAGAAAGGTGCACAGCACGTAGCTAGTCATCAACAGTACTTTTCTTGGTATAGTTATTCATTAGTAGATCATGAACATAGAATAAAGGAGGTGTAAGTAATGGGAATTGAATTATATTTAACAGTGGCATTTTGGATGGGAGCAATAGCATTATTTCTTAGGGTAAGTTTTTTAGTTGCTCATGAGTATCCTAGAACATTAATCGTAGGGAGAGGTACAGAGGTAATTTTACTTCTGTTTCAGATCGCATTCTTTGTAGGGGTATGTTTCTTAAAGTTTGGAGGTGTTCAATAATGGAAGAAGATTTAGAATTGTCGTGTCCGTACTGTGGAGCTTATAATGATGTATCTGAGGTTGGTGAGTTTGAAATTGTTAATTGTGTTGAATGTGGTGATGAGACCGAGCTTGTTGATGGTGAGCTAATACCTTTAGATGAAGAATAAACAGGAGGGCAAAGAATGACATACATTGACCCAGAAGGAAAGTGTCACGATGATATGAAAGCGTATGGTGATGCTATTAAAAAGCAGAGAGAGGGTGATAAAATGATAGATAAAGACAAATCCCCATTAAGAAAAGCTGTTGAAGAAGCACAATCTGGATTTGTTAATAAAGGTACAACTGATTATTTAAAGCCAGTAGAAACTAATGTACCTGAACATGATACTATATTTTTAACCAAAGTATTTGATGATGACATTGTGTATTGGGTTAAAGAGCGTGAGTCTGCGGATGACACTGAATACATCCGCAAAGAGGTTGTGGATAAAGAGAAGGAAGAAATTCTACAGCCGATAAAGGATTGTTATAATACTCCACATGCAGGGATGTATAAGGACTTGTTTGAATCTTATCAAGAGGCAATCAAAGAAACACTGAAACTCTCAGAGGAGGTGGGGAAATGAGTTTATATAGTGCAGAAGAAATATGTGAAGATTGTGATTATGGCAAATGGCATTTCTGCTGTTCAAGCTTCTGTAAATGTAAATTAGATCAAGAGGAAGGTAGGAATCATTTAAATGGGAGATGTCTTTTCCATACAGTTAAGAAAAAGCAGGACAGAATCTTCAGGAAAGGAGAAGTAGCTGAATGAGCGTTAAACAATTGATTAGAACTAGGTCTGGAGAGAAAATGACTTCACTTACACCGCTAAAAGCAATCCGTGCTCAGTGTCTTGAGTGTGTTGGTTGGGTTGCAAATGATGTTAGGAAGTGTTCGAGTCCGAAATGTAGTCTTTATGGGTTTCGAATGGGTAATTTGAAGTAGCTAAAACGGTCTGTGTGGGGGGTTTTTCGACCCCACAAGCCACGCAAACTTAATTTTGGTGTCTAGGGGTGCTAAACATACTCCGACACGTTAGAGAATCGATTTATTAAAGGAGAAATATAAATGAAAAGTAGAAAAGAAATTCTTAGAGAACAATTTGAAGCGATAGTAAATCCAGAAACATATAGAGAACATGAGGGAAAATATTACAGGGGCTATGATCGTCTGTACTTTGATCTTAAAGCAATGATAGCAAATTATCTGGATATCGTCATACAATAAAAGTGAAACCGTGTAATTTTTACAATTTAGTAAGGGAGAAATATATAATGAATAACAAAAGAGCAATGAAAGTAACAATCCTAGTAGAAGAAAGGACACATCTCGTAACTAAATACATATGTCCTAGTTGCAAAACTCATGTACGAGAAGACATAGACCCACAGGTAACAAGATTTAAATGCCTTAGTTGTGACAGAGAGCTTATAATCAGTAAGAGAAAGGATGTATGACAGAAAAAGGCAATCCCCCATAATTTTTTTATTTTTACTGAACCATAATACAATCAATCCTTAAAACTCAATTCTATTAAAATCCTCAGTAAGAGTACTACCTAGACTATTCTATAGAGATGGCTCAAATGCGCCNGTGAAAGANGGGTAGTGNCTGATGTCCTCCACCAATCCTAACAACAATGATTATCGTTTAACTATCATTGTTTATTAGACTTATGACATATTCAGAAAAAACTTGCCTATATAGGAAAACACGTTTCTACCTTAATCAATACGTTATTGTCTATATGCCTTAATCAATTCAATCTATTTGTATATAATAAACGCTATATTACGTCAATTATTATTCAAAATACGTATGGTGGAATAATTATTCGTCATGTGATAATTGTCATAAGTCCTTATTCTAGAACGGGTTACACAGGCTGCGTAATAATTGCCATAACTCTTTGCCCTATAAAGACTTATAACCATGTAATTATTACATGGTTATTCTATTCGCGTTTTTACTCTATTATATATGTATACAGTTTATAATCTCTTATATGGTATCATACAAGATGGTATATATTGATTGTACTCTATAGCGTTATGTAATCCCTTGTATACTACGCTTATATGTATATATGCTATGATACCAAAGTCCAAATAAAACGTGTTAGAATTGATTCTAGGAAATTTCTTAAGTGGAATGATTGTTATTTTGGAATGGATAAATAAAAAAACCTTGTATAATAGGTTTAATTACTATACAAGGTTCTTAAATTATTCTCCTTAAACTATATTGTCAATTAAAATAGATTCGAAATTTCTAGTTGTTAAGTGATTCCAAAGTATATCAGCAATTTTATTATCAAGACATAATTCTAACTTTTTATTATCTTTTGTTTTTAAGGTTATAATTTTTTCATCAGTATTCAAGCTTGATATCTCACCTATAATACTATCATCTGACAAATGATCATAATCAGTTTTTCCTTTAGTATCCCAGATACAAAAATCATCTATCAACTTGAAATTTTCTACCATAATTTATTCCCTTTATTTCTCGTTTGTACGAGCACTTGACTATTAGAAAAATAATGTTTTATGATACTTTGAAAATATATTTTTCGCTTATTATTGATATACGTTTAAATTGTTCATTACTAATAAATTCTTTAGCAAGTTTATTAATTACTTTTACGCTATTTTCGAAATCCGCTCTGTTAACTAATTTCTTATATTTTTGAGTATTAATTTCTCTGGTAGATGATTCGAAACGGTTTACTTTTGCACCTTTTTTTGTAGTGAATTCAAATTCATTACAACTAAAATGATTTATTACTTTTCTTTGTAATTCTGCAAATTTGTCCTTTTGCTTTTTAATGCTATTTTGTAAATTTAACATTGCATTAACGTCTTTACTCAATTGGCTATTTTCCATAACAATTTTTCCCTTTTCAAATAAGATTAAACATATCAATAAAAATAAGAAATAATTCTACAATTACAACAACTATTAAAAACTTGATATACATTTTTCTCCTTAAAAAATTGTTTTAATTAATAACCCTTACTACGCATATATAATAACATATTTTGAATTGATTGCAAGCTTTTTTCTGATAATTATTTTTTATTTTACGATATATTTTTGTAGCAATTTTCGTACCATTCAAAAAACTTAGTTTTTGCTATAAGTCTATATAATAGAATACTTTACGACAAAAAACGCACAGAATCGATTCTAAGGCTACTTTATTTTTTAGTATGTCTATACATGCATAAAATTTACTATACTACATATATGTCATGGAGTATAAAAAGTATACCATATATAGTAGCATGGTGTACTTGCTAAAATCGGTACAATCGATTGGATAATTAAACAATAAATTATTTTGAAATATATTATATTGTGATTTACTTTGATTCAATTTGATTTACTTTGAGTCAAATATATATTGATACAAAAAAACCAGAAATTAATCTGGTTTAATTGTTTACTGATTATTTTGAGTTTTTAATGTTCATCAAAAAAAACTGGGATATGAGATAATTTTTTGCTTATACATATTTTGCATTTGTCGCATGGTACTTTATACAATTTTGATTTTTTGTTATTAAATTGACATATAAAGTATTTTTTTACCTTTATTTTATCAAGTGTATTATTTTCTAAAATTCCAGAATATGTCCAGTTTTTTGGGATTTTATATCCAGTTGTTTTGTCTACACTTGCCCTAATGGTGACGTTTTTTAATGAGCGTAATTTATTCAAATATGGTAGTAATTTTTTATCTTTCCAGCTTTTTGTATACGAGAAAAAATTCACGTTTTCATGTTCACTTGCTACCCGATACCATTCCATTATATAGTATATACTATCATCGATATTATCAAAACTAAAATCACCATTGATGGAAATTCTACAATTTACTTTATTTTTTGGTATCGGTGGAATTTTTTCCCTATTGATTATTGATTGAGTAACATTATCATAATTCTTGCCAACATTTTTCCACCTTAAAAGTATCGGGTCATTGTAGCAATATTCACACTCCTGAATACATGTACTTTTATTAGTTGATAAATGGCAAGTTGTATTCCCTACTTTACTACCCTTTAGTTGGAATTTGATCATTTTTGTTTTCCCTTGTATAAAATTGACGTTTTAAATTTTCCCTATAATATAAAGTCTAATTCATATTGTCAACATTTATTTTGAAATAGTAAAAAAAAGATTTTTCTTGCAATCTGGTATTTTATTTTGTAACATGAAAAATTGTAATAGGGAGAGAAGACCAGACTTGTCCCTAGAGAGGTGAAAAATGTTGCGTGAAGTTTTTTTTGTTTTCATTTTTCACCTGTACAATAATCTTAATTCTAAGTACAATCTTCGCACAGCACTTCATAAGTATTCCAGTAAAATTCTTCCTCCTCATAATGAAACATTAACCTGTCCTTTTCTACGTTACCACATTTATCACAAATGTTATAACCATGATGTTTTAATGCAGCCTTTTCACATTCTAACATATCAAAACCATTTACAGAATGAATTAGGTCATATAATGAGTTCATAGTTTCGGTCTCCTGAACAGGATAGCCACAGTTCTTCACAGAATCGATTCTGAGAGGTCGAAATCCCTTTGAGTACTCTTAGTACACTTTGTAAGATTTGACACGCTGTTGGCTATCCTGTTCGCAATTTTAAAGGTCGTAATTTTAGAATATTATTTTGAATAAGTGAAGGGTGTAGTCTTAATGAAATCAAAAACATTTTTAGCAAGTTTTGTTACATTAGTTGTAGAAACTTGTGATTCAATATCTACCATAGCATCACTTACTACCACTCTTAAAGTATTGTAAAATGCTTTGTTGTGTTTCTCTGCATCTCTATTCTCATTTCTTATCTGTAATTCAACATCTGCTTTTAATGATACCATAAAGTCAATCATCTGGATTGCCATTTTGCTTCTCTCGTAGTCATCACCATCAGCAACACGAATATATTGCTGAAAATAACTATCATCATTCATACCACATTCTTGGTCGTAACCATCGGTAAAGATGCACCTATCACAATCAGCACCTTTAACAATATCTGTTAAAACCAATTTACACATAGGGCAATTGTCAGCATCAGGTATAACATCCGAACTTAGCACATCTGATTTCCAATGTTTAATACTTTTGTCTAATGCTTTTAATGTTTGTTGTTTTGTTGTTTTGTTGGTTTCATAATTCAATTTCTCCTATCAATAAAGTTAAGTTATTTTATACCATGATCTGATTTAAATATATCAGCATTTTTACAGAATAGATAATCCATAGCGAAATCATTTGCAGAATTGTACAGATCATCTTCAAGATCATCCGAGACAAATTGTTTTAATTCTGTTTTGTGGCTTGACTCCTCTTTATCAAAATTGTAATGATTAATACCAGTTCCGTTAATGTAATTTACTATCAATTGTTTCTGCTGTACTTTTAATTCCATAAGTATTTTCTCCCTAATAAAGTTTTTTAATATCATCCATTAATTTGTCTAGGCATTCACCGTCTGTCAATTCCTCATGTTCACTGTTCTCAAGTTCTTTAACAAAGTATATCATGTTATTGATTATAGTTAATTTCTTAGTGCATTCATCACATAACAAATTTAAATCACTCTCTCCAACACCATCTACAAAACACATTTCACACTGCATATTTATTTTCTCCAATTGATTAAGATTTAAGGTGATGGTGGTATGGTACTTCAGTTTACCAATAACTCCCACCATCACCATAATAACAGATTAATTTAGTTTGTCAAGAAGTTTTCTGCTAGGTCAAACAGTCTCTGATTGACAGCTACATTTCTATCAATCGCTCTGATGCCGTTAGTACGTTTTCTATCAAAATTAGTTTTTACTAAAAATCCTTTTTGATATGTCTTGTCGTTACTACCGACAATGAATTTTTCCTGTACTATGTTGAAGATGTTCCAGAGGGTGTTGTTATTGTCTTCTACTCTCTGTGGCTTAATCAGATTGTTAACAGTTTCAAAATGATTAAACTTATTGAAGTCAAAACCATCATTAAAAAATATGTCATTCAAAGCCATTGAAGCAAAATCTCTCTGAGTTGACCTGTGCAGTACTTTGTGAGTCATTCGTGTTCTAAGGTAGTCTAATTCCAATACCTGTGCTAGGATTCGACTACAAGCAGTATCTACCTTCTCTGTGGTATAACCTCTGTGGTATATCTTATGTTCCTGAAATGATTCGCCAACAATTAATCCGTTAAGACATGCGAATTCAAAATTGCCAAGCATTAATCTCAGAGGTGAATTTCCCATATGAGAATTAATACCGATGATCTCTATGACGTTACCAGAATTTTTGTAAGGGTTGATATCTTCCGGTCTTCTGAAACGCATTAGATGTTTTTGGAAACCTTCGTTTTCTGGTTTTCTCACCTGAGCAGATTGGGTGTTAAACAATTGAAAACCATTATGCGCTAAATCCTGTACTACTCTATCTGTACTGATGAAGCTATACTTATCTGATACTTTACTATGTCTCTCATTCTGCGTTATTACGTTAGTCATTTTTCTATCTCCGATAAAGTTAAAAAGTAATTTTTGTTCTCAATAAAAATAGCTTATCATTAATCAATACAGATTGCAAATTAAAAATAAAAAAAGATTTATAGCAATTACTGTGCCAATGGTGGATTCTCTTCTCTGTACTGTTCTTCACATCCTTCACAGCAGAATATATTGCCTCCATTGTAATCAGAATCAATCCATGTTTTTAAATCATCTTTAAAACAATTTTCGCAGTACATAATTATTTCTCCCTATCTAGTTATAGTTAATGTAACGTCTATACTTTTTTCCTGCTCTAATAAATTACTAAGATAAACATCATCGCTCAAAAAATCTTCGTGCACAACTCCCCACAGTATGGTATTTATCTTATCCCTACTAAATACCATACTCTTGCTATGTGTTACCAGATTAAGCATATCATTGTCAACTTCATTTCTCGTTATTGTTAATTCAATTCTTTTCGGCATTTCATTTTCTCCTCTATTTGATCAGTAGCTATAAAGTTAAAGTATACTCTCGGTGAATGGTTAAAATCCATGAAACCTTTTTGACCATCAAATTTTCTTACAACAGATACCATACCATAAGAAAAACTTATCACTTCAAAATCCTCTTGCAATTCTTTTGTGTTCCATTCTGGTCTGTTAAGTTTATAATTCTTTTCCATCTCAAAGGCTTTTTCCATCTCGTTAGTAAGCATTTTTTACTCTCCTATATAAGGTTAAAATTCAATTTGTATCTATTATAACAAATATAGTAATCCTGTCAACATAAAATATAATAAAAATAAAAAAAGATTTCTCTTGACATATGGCATGGTATTTGATACACTCTTGAAAATTTGACTTTGGCATGGGATTTGAAACCCTTTTTGGCACAGCATTTGTTATGAAAATAAATAAAATTTTGTTCTTGACAACCTGAAAAATTATGGTACACTACAGTTTGATCGAAAATTTATAGGATTTTTGGCACGATAATTGCTAGATTCAAATACTGTACCACTCGAATTTTTCGAGCAGTTCGGCATGGTATTTGCTATATTCAAATGTGATGCCATTCAAATTTTGGCATACTATTTGCTGTAGTGTAATCATTGTTAGTTACTAATGATTGTTGTTTAGAAATCATTACAGGAAGGAAAGGACAGGTGTGTCCCTAGAGAAGGTCAAATAGTTCCGTGGGAAATTTAGAAATTTGAAAAAAGTATTTGCATAAAAGTTTATTTTTATCTTGACAAGCATTTTTAATTGTGATATAATATTGTAATAATGAAAAATATGAAAGTAACTTATAACATAAATGAGAAGCATTTTATCCTGAGATGTGAAGAGAAGTTTCCTAAGAAAGTATTCGATACTCTTACTTACATAAAGGAAATTAATCAGCCAAAGGATAATAAGTTAATCATACCGCATACGGAAACTAACACTGATATCTTGAAAACGCTTAGTGGATTTAACTGGTCAGACTTGGCTTTTAAAAAGCTCTATGACATTCCTGTTGTAATTGAGGAACCGAAAATTAAAGTACTGAACCACGATCTATTCGCATATCAAGAGGAAGGTGTTAGTTTCCTTGATCAAAATAATGGAAGGGGGGCTATTTGTGACGAGATGGGACTTGGTAAAACAGTTCAATCTCTTGCGTGGTGTGCTCGTCACACTAAGAGAACTCTGATCGTATGTCCTGCTTCCGTTAAGTATAATTGGGAGAAGGAAATTAATTTCTGGTTGGTAAGTAATAAGAAAGTATTTATTCTTAACGGTAGGAAATCAGAAGAAGTTCCTGATGATGTTGACTACATGATAGTGAATTATGATATAGTAGCTCATAGAGGTAATGATATAGTTGACTTCAATCCGGAAGCAATTATCATCGATGAATTTCATTACGTGAAGGAGTCCAAAACTAAGAGAACAAAAGCTGTTAAACTGATATGTGGTGGAAGGGATCACATAATAGGTTTGTCTGGTACTCCGATTAAGTCAAGACCATTAGAGTTCTTTAATATGCTTAACTTAGTTAATCCTGTTATGTTCCCCTCATGGTGGCAATATGCTCAGAAGTATTGTGATGCCAAACATAATAGATTTGGTTGGGAGTTTAAAGGTGCATCTAACATTGAAGAACTGAACATGATACTTGAAGGTGTTATGATTAGGAGACTCAAGAAAGATGTTCTGAAAGACTTACCTGATAAGATTAGATCAACAGTACCTATCGAATTAAGTAACAGAGCAAAGTATGATAGAGCGAAGAAAGACTTCTTAGCATATACTCTCCAAGAGCATGGTCTTAAGAAAGCAGAGAAAGCAAGTAATGCCGAGGGAGTGGTTAAGAAGGGTGCTCTTAGAAGACTTGCTATTGAAGGTAAGATGAAGGGAATCATTGATTGGTTAAAAGATTTCTTAGAGGATAATGTTGACGAGAAAATAATTCTGTTCACTATCCATAAGCAAACTATTAAAGATTTGATGGTTCATTTTAGTGATGTGGCAGTTGTTATTGAAGGTGATACTCCTGCTAAAGAGAGAACGAAGATAGTTGAGAAGTTCCAGAATAATAAGAAGGTCAAGGTGTTCATTGGTAACATGATGTCTGCAGGAACAGGAATAACACTGACTGCATCATCAACAGTTTGTTTCCTTGAGATAGACTACATACCGAATGAATTCTTGCAAGCAGAGGACAGAGCACATAGAATTGGTCAGAAGGATTCTGTTAACGTGTATTACTTCTTAGGTAAGGATAGTATTGATGAAGAGATTATGATTGATATACTTAATCCGAAAATGAGTGTGTTCAACAGAGTTATTGATGGTAAATCGGAATCTGATACAAATATATTTGAAACTTTAATGGAAGGTAGGGATGAAAAAACAAAATAAAGTAAAGAAATGTTGTGAAGGATGTGGTAGGGAAGTATTGTGTGATGAGAAGGATATATTTCCTCTATGTGATGATTGTGATAATGTAAGTATGAAGAGTTCTTTTGAAAGAAAGAAAGGGGGAAACTGAATGGACTTTATGGATACTAGGACAGCTTATTATGCTGTCGAGACTGAGGTGTGGTTAGGCAAAGTAGAAATAGCAGAGTACTTATGTGATGAACCATTTGATACAGAAGAAGATTGTATTGCTTACTGTGATCTAAAAGGAATTAAGACTTACACAATAGAAGAACAAGTACTTGAAAAAGTACTGTTTGATGATGATCTGGAAGCAGAATGGTTATCAACAGAACTATTAATAAAAACTTTATGAAATGTAAAGATTTTACTTGACAAATGGCATGATATTTGGTATAATAGAGTCTTAGAAAAATATAACTGCGTGCGAACTATAAGATATCTTGATACATGCCAAGGTAAGGAACCATAACTGTTCGCACGGAGAGGGTTCACTTATCTTGGCATTTTTTTATGGAGTAATTTAATGAAATTCAGTGAATGTAGAGGAGAAGTAGGGCAAGTAATCTCACAAGATTTTCTTTCCCCAATGATATTCCCTAGATGGCTTGCCAAGTCAAAGAATCTTTCCCCTAGAGATAAAATGGTATTTCTTGCTCTTCTGCAAGATTTGGAATATGAGGAAATGTCTAAATCTTTAGAAATAGAACATGCATCATCACAAGATGAAATGTGTCATTGGGTAGGCTTATCCCTAGAAGTATTTAAGAAAAGCTTAAACAAACTAAAATCTCTTGGGGTAGTAGAAGTTGAAAAAATAGAGGGGAAAATATTCTATCATATGCTAGATTTTGAAGTGGAAGGTGTACTATGATTATAGGAGAAGAATATAAGCCTTTCAATTTATTTTTTGGTGCTGTCATGCCTAACTGGTTAATGAAGAGAACTGAAATAAATGGGAATGATAAAATGATTTTTAGTAGGCTGTGCCAATATGCAGGAAAAAATGGGAAAGCTTTCCCAAAACGAGAAACATTAGCCGAAGAAGTTGGTTTAAAGGAAAACACTGTCAGAAAAATACTAATAAAATTGGAGGACAATGGACTAATAAAAATAAAACCCAAAAAAAATGGTGTTCCAACAGAGTATATTTTCACTTGGCATAAATGGATTAACACTGGATTCAAAGATGCAGACCTAAAAATGGGAATGGAAAATGGGGATAACCATCCCCGAAATAAAGAGGAAATGGGGATAACCATCCCCGAAAATCATGAAAATGGGGATAACCATCCCCAAAATAAAGGTTGTAAAACGTCTTCAAGGCAGACAGGTAAAGGGTTTGAAGCCAATGAGGAAGCTCCTAAGAGAATCAACTCTTTAAGAGAATCAACAGAACAGGAAAATCCTGACCTCACCAAAAAACCTTGTGATAAATACAATTATGAGTACGTTGGAGATATGAAAGATAGCAGTTCCTATTTTGAAAAGTTAGCTCAAACTAAGAAATCATTTATAGCTATGTTGGAACGAGATTATGGCAGACCTGTTCAGACTACTTATAAAGATAACTTACTTGGTGGTAAGAATGAGAAGTTCTTTAAGTCACTCACTACTTTTCTCTTGGTCTGGGATAAGCAGACTCCTAACAGAGTTCAGACATATAGAGGTTTAGTTAAGTCATATTATAGGAATGTGTTCTTTGAATCAGATGAAACGAGTAAGCATAAGTATTATTGGGAGAAAGCACCAAATCCTAATCAATTGATTACTGAGAATGGTATTGAGATTTGGGAACAGTTTTGGGTAGATAATCCTATGCTACAATTAAAGAGTAAGAAAGTATCTAATGAAGTTAAAATACAGCAAGCAGTAGAGAAAAAGAAATTTAAGTGGTATCTGGAAGAGATTAAAAGGCACATATTTGATAATTGTCACGAATTGTTTACAGGAACTCCAGAACAGAGGAATGAGTATTTTGATCTGAAAGAAATTAGAGATGAAATTGTAATATTTAGAAAGGAGAGTGGTGTGAAATGACAATTCCAGTGGTAGAACCAGAGGAAGCAATTATGTACAGATGTCCTTTCTGTGAGGAGCATAATTATTATATTAATACTTTAGAGTTTTATAGTGCTTTTCAATTTAAGGATGTTCTTTATCAAGATGTAGAAACGGATGCTTTAGATTGTCAAAGGTGTGGGAGAGAAATAAGAGTAATAAGGCATATAACTTAATGGAAAAAATAACTGACTACATACAGGATAGTATAATAAAACTGTTACTTCAAGATAAGAATTTCTTGACGTTATGCAGAACCAGTATCTCTACGAATCTCTTTGACGGAATGATTCGAAAAGATTTGTGCTCTATGCTGTACAGTTATTATGATGAGTTTAAGGATGCTCCTAAAGATGATTTCAAAGACTTCATCAAAGCATCTGATGAAAGGTCTAAGGAAGCAAAACTCTATCGGCTATATTTAAAGAAGATTAAGACCATTGACCTCAATAAGAAGTATGTCGTATCTCAATTGATTGAATGGATTCAGTATCAACAGTTGACAGCAGCAGTCTTAAGATCAGCAGAGTTAATTAAGGCAAAGAAGTATAAAGAAGTTAAGCAAACTATTCTGGAAGCATTCAATACTGAGTTAAATGTTTATGATACTGGAATGGATTTCTGGGATTTCATTCACACAGGTGATGATGATCTGGATGTAGTTTGCAGAACAGGGATCAATACTATTGATGCTAAGATTCATGGTTACTGCAGATCAGAATTATTTCTTTGGCTTGGTGCGACTAACGTAGGTAAGTCATGGGCTTTGATTGACGGAGCTATGAGTGCTTTACTTCAAGGTAAGAATATAGTAGTCTACACTCTTGAAATGATTACCAAGAACTACATGAAGAGATTGGGTATGTCTATGTCAGGAATGAAAAGAGAGTTCAGTTCTAACGATGATCTGATGGTGACGTTTGCTGACGGTACATCTCATAACTTTGCTGACAGAGAAATTCTTAACACTGATTCAAAACTATTTAAGAAGTCAAAAGAATTCTATAAGAAAAGAAATGGTAAGATGATTGTTAAAGAAGGTATTGAAGGTAAGTTCACAGTAGGAGGAATTCACGCTCACCTTAATCAACTTGAGATTAGTGGCTTTGCTCCCGATATTATATTTGTTGACTACGCAGACTTACTTGCAGCAGACAGAACATTTAAAGAGAAGATTCATGAGATAGATGATGTGTTCACAAACTTAAGAGGTTTAGCAAAGGAGAGGAACATCAGTGTAGTGAGTGCAACACAGGGTACGAGAGATGCTATTGATGCTAGGAGAGTAGGACTGAGACAGACCTCTGGGAGTATAGGTAAGGCAAAGATAGCTGACGTAGTGATGTCACTTAACCAGACAGAGGAAGAGAGAAGGAATAATGTTATGAGACTCTTCGCAGCTAAAGTGAGAGAAGGTCAGAAGTACTGGAGTGTGTCAATGATACAAGCACTTGACGTAGGAGCTTTCTGCTTGGAAGATGAGGAAATTATAGGAAATGAGGATGATTAGAAAACTTTTTTTATTTTTTACTTGACATTATCTTATATTATGCTATAATGTATACATAATTAAAATTTAATAACTGTGTGTAGTGTAACGGTAGCACGATTGCTTTGGGAGCATTTAGAGGATGTTCGATTCATCCTACACAGATTTTCAAAGCCTCAGTGATGGAATGGCATACATGTTAGGTTTAGAACCTAAATTCTACAGGTTCGAATCCTGTCTGAGGTATTTATTAACAGGGGGATAAATGGTAAATCGGGTCGCACCTGATGGAGGTTCAATTCCTCTACCCCTGACCATTTAATCTCTCGTAGTTCAATGGCAGAACAGTGGGTTTTTAACCCATCAATAAAAGTTCGATTCTTTTCGGGGGAACATTTTAACCTTAACCAAAGGAGAGTTATGAGTAAAACAATTGAAGCATTAGAAAAAAGTATTGATCATTGGAAAACAGACATATTAAAAAATAGAGAATTTCCATCAGGAAAAGATTGTGCGTTGTGTAGGGTATTCTTTTATGAGGATTGGGAGGGTGATGATCCTGCTACTGGTTGTGCTCAGTGTCCGTTGTATATAGAAGGTCAGGGATGTGACACATATGATTCTCTTTTTAAGAAATATGTAACTGTGCAGGATCATATGATTGTAGAAAAGCAAAAAGCAGCAATAGAAATGATTGAGTTCATGGAAAAATTGTTAGTTAAGGAAAAGGCAAAACCAGTAAAACCAAAAACTATTAAAGAGGATTTGATTGAGAAACTTAAGATAGAATATCCTCATGCATATGATATAACAATCTATTCAGATACGCTCTTCAGGATTTTGGGAATCTCAGAGAATGATCAAAATGTATCTAGTGAAAATTATAAGATACAAGTGTATAAAAAATAAGTGTTCATAGCTTAATTGGAAGAGCAACGGACTTCTAATTCGTTAGGTCTAGGTTCGAGTCTCTTCGGAAGCATTTTATTTATGGTAGATATATATCAATTAGTTAGATTACTTGGCTGTGAACCGAGTGGCTGTGGGTGCAAATCCCACTATCTACCCCATTTTTATTTTTAAGGAGAATAACTTGAAAAACCCTTTCGATATTAGAGAGTACCTCACCTCTCAGGAAGTACACTTTAAGGAAGAGGGTGAGAACATAGGAATGGGTAGTGTAGG